CTAGCTGAATGTTATTTGAAGGCTTAATGTCCAAGTTTCGCCCGAAGCTTTCGTGCCTTTGCTGCTAATTTTGCGGTTCAGGTTTTTGCCCGTATCACTTGCAGCGTTGACAACAGTGTATTCCTCCCACGCGTAGTTAGCGTCGCCTGAGCCGAAGGTTGCCCGCCACTCCGCCGTCTGATTCGTTCTTGTAGGGTATGAAGTATCCATAGTTTTGTAGGTTTTGTTTGTTGATGCTTGCAACCCCGTCTGCGATGCGCTTTCAGCCGCGTTGCTGTCGCCAACACCAAGACGCGCGTTGCTGTTATCCCATTTCGTCGGTGTTCCAAGCCCGCAGATTATGTCGATGAGTTCGCCGAGACCTTCGTTTAAAGCAACGTTGTTTTCCCATTCTTCTTTGCCGATGTGCGAGTCGCCGAATAGTCGCAGTGCTTCTGTCATTGACATTCCCGCTTGTAGTGCCTTCGATGTTTTATTTTCGTGGTCGCGAAACTTGTCTATTCGCCATTTGGCTTTCCAGCTTACTTTATCCATTGTTTTTTCCACTTTTACTCCTCCTTTTTATTCATGGTTTCTCGCATAGTCAGGCAAGGCTGGCTATGTTCGAGCCACCTCTTTCAGTATACCACCCGCATCCCACGTGAACGTCAACGTGAAGATTGCTTCTACTCCGTCGTACGCCTTTAGGGTTGCTAAGGTGCCGTCAACGTTCCAGGTGAAGGCGAGCTTGGTTATTTTCCTACTTGGAGGCGGAGCCGTAAGGTTCATTAACGCGCTGTGAATCGCCCTGTACGCCTCATCGTACCTGCCGTAAGCGACCTCAGTCATCTCCATCCGCCTCGTAACTCACTGCTTTGCACCATCCACAGTAGCTTCAGGCTGCGCTTTTTCCCACAGTTCCCAGCCGAGCTTAACCGCGTTCTTGCGGAACTCTTCAGGGCGGATAAAGCCAAGCTCAGCAGCCCTAAGCATATCCGTCATGCTGGCTTCCTGTGTTTTGGGAAAACCCCAGTGCAAACGCGCCTGCGCTTTCGTCGCGTCCACGCCTTCCTGTGCCAGAACCATGTCGAAAAGTTCTCGCTCAACCTGGCGTTTTATGTAGCGTTGAATGGGCTTGATGAGCATGTTCTGCAGCTCCAAAGCTGCTTTCGCCGAAGCTTCCGTAAAGCCTGGCGTGCTGAACAACCGCGGCAGAGGCGTTTCGCATCCGAGGTAAAACTGGTTTATCAAATGGTCAACGTAATATTCAAAACGCGCTCGAGGGTCAAGCGTTACTGGTCGTATGTCGCCTTTTCCGCTGTAGAAGAGCCAGGCGCCTTCTTCGCTGCGGTTCTTGATGGCTTGCTCAAACTTCTGAATGGTTCCCTCATCCGCCCTTTCGAGCAGAGCTAAAACATCTGGTCCAGCGTACTTCTCAAAAATCCTCGGCATAATTCGCTCTATTTTCGCTTTCATCCACGCAAAAGCTGGACGCTTGTCTGATTGGAAAGCCAACGAGTGCAGCAGGACTTGCAACACGCCTGTGCCGTAGCCAGAGAAGTCAAGACAGTTTATTCGCCAATGCAGTACCGCTTCGGCGGTGAGGTTTTCGCCGCCGTACGCCTGCCGCAGCTTGTAGCTTTCCACTTTGTACGGAATTTTGAGCGTTTTTTCTTCTATGAAGGTTTGTTGGATGCGTTCCACCGCGTCTACGGGCAGCCTGTGCAGCTCCGTTAGTTTTTCGGGTGTTAGTTTAAGCCAGAAGTCGTTTCCGCAGGCAATCAGCCCTCGTGCCATGTCGCAGAGCAACGCGTCCAAGTTGACGTTTTCGTTGAACCTGTCCACGATGCGCTTGGCTTCTCCTGCTTTTTCGTAGTTTTCGTCAACTGTCGTGTAGAACCCCGCGCCCACAGCCGAAGCCGCCAGCAAGTCAACGCTTGCCTTGCACGTGGGGTCGCGCTCATAAAGCCTAATCACGTCGGTCAAAGGAACAGTAGGCGTCTCATACACCAGCGCTCTTTGTGGAACAGCGTATCCGCTTTTCGCCTTTAGCGAGAAAGCGTCGGTTAATCGGCGCAGCACCTTGCTCATTTAAAGCGCCTCCAAGAATTTAGCGCCTTTCTCGGTTATCATGTAGGCGGCGCGGTGTTTCTGCTCGCTTTTCTGCACGTAGCCGCTTTGAACGAGGTAGCGGAATATGCCCTCGAAAGTGGCGTGAGTGCCAAACTTTCGGACGGTTCGTTTTTCGAGTTCTGTTCGGCAAAGAGGCTGCTTACTGAGTTCTTTGAGCACGGTTTTTGCCAAATGTAATCTTTCGGTTAAACGTCTCATGTGCAGACAACCTCTACGGGTTTTTGAGTGCTAAAAAAAAGTGGAGAATGAAGAGTGCACACCATCAGCACGGCAAGGTCTCTTCTGTCGTCAAAGCCGTAAGTGTTCATGGCGAGGTCAGGCGCGTAGGGCGTCATTTCAGCTCCGCACATAGGGCAGTTTTTCCAACAGTCACAGACGACAATGTCGCCCTTTCTGTCAGAATAATGCGCTTTGCCGCACAAGGAACATTTGCCTTCATACTTCGCCATTTTTCCCGCCCTACCTCCCGTCAGCTTACAACATGTTTGATATGTTGGTCATTTTCGCGATGGCTTTGCTGCGCAGAATGCCCACGCCGAAACGGGTCGTAGCCCTAACGCCGTATTTGCCGTTCTTTATGTCTTCCCAGTCCTCAACAGCTATGTCCCGTCTCAGCAGCATTACTGACGATAGCCGCGTGTCCAAGGCGTAGGCAACTCCATTAGGTACCAGAGTGCTGGCTTGAACACGCATGCCCAAAACGCTTGTAACGGTTCCCTGCTCCAAGTCTGTCTGTCCCGCTGGCAAGTACTGTGCGTGGATGAACTTGTCATCCGTCAGCAGCTGATGTAGCTGCACTTCGTTTACGGCTAAGACTGTTGGTCTCCAGTTTTCCCCTCTGACGGCGTTGTGAAGCTTGACCAGACCGTTCCAGTTCATGGCTGCTCCGCCCTGGTTTATCGGCGCTCCGCCAGCCAAATCCGCGTCAGCGATAGCTCCGTACAACGCTACTATCTTATTTGTTTCCTCTTCGCCTAAGGCTCTGCCGACCTTTTCCACCATGTTGTCCATGACGTTCCACGTGGCGTCTTCCAGAAACTCGCGGGTCCATTCCTCTGAAGCTTCGGAGAGAACGTTCGTGTAAACGTCGACCGTGCTGTTCTTCTTGCCGCTTAAGCGTGTTGCTGCGCCTTCCGCGTAGCGGTAAGCCACAGCCTTCTCGTCTAGGGGAAAGCGCTCCATCGCTTCGGTGGTAGGCCGCACTGTGATGATGTTTCTGCCTATCATTTCGGGATAAGCAGCCTGTACAAGCGTGTCGTGCAAGCGTCCTAACGCGCTTACGGCGTCGCTGAAGAGTCCTTCTCTGACGCCGACTTCGCAGTAACGCTTCAGAAACGGATGCACACTCGTCTTATGCCTTAGATTTTCAATGTGTTCTTTGAATTCGCCGTCTCGCTGCATTAAAGATTCAAAAAGTCTCGGTTTCATGGCAAATCCCTTCTACACTTGGATGAACAGCAAGTCGTCTGCGGCTGTTGCAGTTTCTAGGGCTGTTCCGAGCTTGCGGTTGTAGTAGATTGTGTAAGACGCTGTTCCACCTTCGTTCACGGCTTGGTCAGCCAACTGCAACACTCTTTTTGAGGCGTCAGCACCGTAAACCGCTTTGCCGCGGGTTATGGCTCCGCCAGCCTTGACTTTGACTCTGCCCTGAATCAGAACGGGACATTGTTCGCCAGAAGCAGCGCTTTTAACAGCTACGCCTATGCAGTCTTGGGCTGCGGCTGCGGGGGAAACCTTGTTGTCGGCGCTTAAGTAAACAGGGTCGCCTTTCGTTACGGATGTAGCGGCTTCATAGGATTCTATGATAGCATTGGGGTCGTCTGTTTCGCCTATTGCCATCCAGCTTTTTCCGGTTAAATCAGTCATTTTTCCTCATTCACTCCAAATTTGTCTTCGTTTTCGCCGAGTTCATCCTCAGCTACTCACGGTCATCACCGTGACCATCCTGCAGGCTTCGAAGTTTCACGATAACCCTGCGCAGTTCTTGGCACATTCTTTGAGGTCCCAGACTCCAACTGCGCTGGATAAGGGGGCTTGGCAGAACCGCCTCAATCAACTGCACTGCTTTGCCTATTGGTATCACTGGCTCTGCTGGCTTTTTGAAAAGGCTCTCAGAAAAATCGCTCTTGCTTGGGAGGTTTTGGCTTGAAGCGGAAATCATGTAGTCTGGGTGAAGCGAGAGCCAATCCCGAATCTTGATCTGGTCCCACATCTTCTCTTTGGAAAAGAAAATCGCCTGAGTGCGCTGAGCTTCTGGTTGCTGCCGCGGTTTTCCCATTAGGGCTAAAACGCCGTTTTCCCGATCAAGCCACACAGTGCTGAAATGCTCGGGCAGGAAAGCTGAAGCCTCTTGATAGAAACCCAGAATGTACTCGCCAGCTATTATGGGTTCGAGTGTCTGCTCCTTAGTTTGTAGTTTCTCCATGATTTGGATGTTGGTTGCTGATATGCCCGGCACAGCCACCAAGCTTATTTCAGCGTTGCACAAGCCATGAGGGATTTTCCCGTCAATGACGTCTACGGTTTCGTAGTCTGCTCCGACGCTCACGTGCCTGATCAAACCTTTGCGGATTTTCTCCGCTGCTTCTTCATCATAGATTTCTGCTTCGTACCATAAGCGTTGTCCATCCCATTCGGTTTTGGCGACTTTGCCTACGGCATCAGACGCAGTGACGTGCTCTATGTAAACGGGTGCGTCAACGAGTTTGGCGGCGAAGGTTTGCAGTTCTTCGGGCGTGTAGATGTTGAAGTTTCTGCTCATGCCAGTGGTCATGGCTAAGCCGCGTATTCGCAGAGGTCTCTCCAGAATTTTCTCGGAGATCGTGAAGGGTAAAACCGCGTAGACACGCTCTTTAGCAGGGTTGTGGTGTTTCTCGAACCATTCTTTGGCTTTCTCAACTGTCCAGCCCTTGCCTTTTTCAAAAAGATAGCTCAGGACTTCCATGCCATGTTTGCCTTTTGGTTTGCCTATTACGGCTTTGATTCCCTCTTTCTCGTTCAACGTGATGGTTCTGAGAGTGTCCTTTTGAAATTCTTCGGGATCTCGATGCCCGCTTCGGATGTATTGTTCCGTGTCTTCCCATGGCAATTCTATTCGACCTCGCATAACTGATACCAAACTAATATACTACGAAAGTGAAAAGGCGAATTGTACCGTTCGCTAGTCCTCGTGCAGGTCCTTCGGACGGACCTTCTAGTCTGTATGAAGTGGTGTATGCTATGTCTCGGAAATGTGTGATTAAGGTTTGGTTGAGTAAGGAGCAGAGGGAGATTTTGAGCGAGTTAGCGAGGAGGTTGGGCACGAGCGAAAGTGAGACTTTGCGGATGGCTCTGATGGATTATGCTAAAGAATTGAGTTTAATGAAGGAGAGCATCCACAGAGGAAAAAAACAAATTTAA